CTGAACCAGCTCCAGCTCAAGCCCCTGAACCAGCTCCAGCTCCAGCTCCAGCTCCGGCTGCCCCAAAGGAACCACAAGCTCAGCCAGCCCCAACTCCGGATGCACAAGCTTGCTTTCCTGTTAGACGATATGATTTGTCCAAAGTGAATGCTTTTGAAAAGGAAACCCCTTCAGGTGATAATTATGGTGAATTTACTATGTAATTACATAACCGGTAATTGGAGCGTCTTTCTCGTTCTCTTCTATGCCTCGATTGCTGTCAAGATTTACTGAGATTTGTTCAAGAGTCATATGTTGGAAATGTTTTTTATAAAAAACTTTTCGTTGCATTGCTTGTGCCCTATACACTGAGAAATTGTCTTGCAAGTCAATAATCAGTGGATTTTTGTCAACATGATCTTTTCTAAAAATCCTGCCGACAATCTGTTCAAGTTTTCCACTTTCATTTTTTGTAGTGTTTTGTAAGTGACCTATAAATTTCTTAGGAGTAACAAGAAGTAGAGTATCAAGGTCCTTTTCTGAAATACCTTCTCCAAAAGCTTGATAAGTTGCCAAAATGACTTGACTTGATTTACTCAATTCGAGGTCCGTTTGTTTCATTTGGCCAATAAAGAGACCGTATGTAAATGTAACGGAGTTATCGCTATCTAGCATGTTTTTCAGAATTTTGAGATGCTCGCGTCTTTCACTTAATACCAATATTCTTCTTGACTGGAGGATGTTTTGTTTAATAATATTAATTATCAAGTCGTTTCGTTTTGACATGTTTACAAGCTCTGATATCATTGAGCTAAACATAATTTGTTTCTTACCAGTAGTTCGGTTTTCAGATGAAACTTCACGATAAGTTGCAGAATCAATCTTAACAAGTCTAACTATTGGATTCAACCCGGTTCTTGACGTCTTTGATTTATAAACTATTTCACCTAGAAACCATTTAAATACATATTCACATCCATCACTTCTTAATGGTGTAGCTGATAGCCCTATTGTGTATTTGCAAGATATTTTCATCAATACTTTAGAGAAGACGGGGCTTGACACATTGTGTGTTTCATCAATACAAACGCATCCAAACCCATCAAACAAGCTTTGTGAGTAATCGATGCGAGAGAGACTTTGAAGCATTCCTATGACTATGTCTGTCGATTCTACTTTGATATTCTTTTGTCCTTGGATGAAGCCGACGCGAGCATCTGGCAAGAATTTTTTTATTTCAGATTCCCATTGTTTTAACAACGTCACTTTATTTACAATGATCAATGTTTTACATTTTAGTCTTGCAATTACTTGTAGTGCAGAAATGGTTTTGCCAAGTCCAGTTTGCAGAGAGAGAATACCACCGCCGCTCCCTGTAGTTAGCTCCTTGTACAAGATGTCAGTTGCTTCAATTTGTATAGGATATAATGTTCCCTTGAATGGGATGTCATGCTCCCATTTTTCTCCAATATAGTTCGGTAGAATTGTATCAGGTAAACCAAACTTGGAGATTGCATACATTTTTGGAATATATAATTTATTTTTTGTTTCGATGTACAAAGGAAAGGATGTATCCTTGTTGAAAGTGTACTTTTCATCTTGGAGAGGACGGCCACGTAAATCTTTCTTGAGAATGTTTAGTAAATCGCAGGAGATACTATCTCGTCTTATGACATACCCATGCTTTGACAGGTAGCTTCCCGGTAGTTTCTTGTTTTCCATTGATTTAAAGTAGTGAATAATTTTAAATCAATTTATTAGATTAGAAAATTAAGTTACCCTAAGTTTCCAACACCTCTTCTTGAACTAATATTGAAAGAATCAACAACGTCAATGACTTCTGTGATTTCCAGTACAAAACTAAAGTCAAGGTCATTAAAGTCATAAGCGCTGTCATCATAATTAACAACAGAAAATTCTAGCTCAGTTAGCTTGTTAAGGGGAACTGTGTCAAAATCTTTTGGGTTACTCAGGAAAGAAAAAACAACACTTCCAGGAGACTGATCCAACGTAATTCTGGCAAACACGTCTTTTACGGCACCAGTGTTCATCATTGTAGCAAGTTGTGGGCAGCAGAGAAATACGTAATTTTCTCCTTCCAAATTAATCGAACGATTCAGTAAACTATTTTTAGTATTTGTTTGAACGCCATCAAAGCCATGGAACAAGCTGCTAATATAGAGGTTTTCGCCCCCAGCTCGTTCGGATGTTTGAGCAAAGTCATTGCAGTTAAAACTAAATGTGTTTTCGTCGATGATTTCACGCACAGTGTACTTTTTTGAATTGATCACATTTGGAGAAATTCCTCCCACAGATGTTGCTCCGTACAAATAAAAGTCATGATTCATGCCAATTATTCCACTTGTGCCGTTCATTGTGATAGGCTGGTCATAATTTATCGTGAATGTGTCAGATGATTCAACTGTAACTGTGTACCCACCACCATCTATGTTTGGTACAGTATTTGTTTGCATTAGACGAACTTTATCTCCTGTAACGAGTTTGTGATCTAACTGTGTAACAACTCTTACTCTTCTTGGAGAGTAGTTTACAATACCGCCAGAGCCGTTGGCAGACAGAGTTATATTTATATTAAAAGTGAACTGAGTGGGTGAGATTACTGTGACAGTGAAATTACTTCCATCAACGCTTGGTACAGAGTTTGAGGATGATATTCTTACTCGATCACCGGTGACAAATTGGTGATTTGTAAGAGTTGTGACAAGAATGGAGTTGTTCCCATTATCAACAATGCTACTTATTGTCATGTCCGAAGCTGCACTTGAGATTTGAACAACATTATTGAATTTGTGAGAAGGAAAAGACAAATTTAGTATTCTTGTACCAACTTGTGCAGTGCCATTGTTTATGCTTGACGAGTCAAATGATGTTGTTGAGAAATCTATGTTGAATGTGTCGTTATCTAAAATGGACAGAACATTAAAGATACCGCCATTAGATAATAATACACTAGGAGTGGTATTGACATTGTAGAACTTGATTTGGTCACCAACATGTAAGTTGTGTCCATGACAAATGAATGTCGTGTGAGCACCAGGTATTACGTTGGTTATTTGTAAAACATGACTTTGCAATGGAGTGTGCCTTGGCATATAACCGCCTTCTCCAATTTCGCTGTCAGTTAAGTTCATATTTCCATTCGGCAAAACACTTCCCAACAGAACAAATTGAGTAGGAGATAAGACCCCGTCAATAGTGTTTGATGTGTTAAAATCTGGTGTAGTAGGAGTATCATAGAAGGTAACAGAATTTCCTATATCTGCCAAATCAAAGTTGTGTTCAGAAAATGTTACTACGAGGACTGTATCGGAATAGTTGATTATTGAAGATATATCAAGTGTCCTCCCGGCAAATGTTATTGTACCAGTATTTGATGATGAAAACTCTATGGGGGAGTTAGTGGAAATTAGAAAAGAGTACTCGTCAATTACATTGGTAATAACACGGTTGCCATCAATGTTTGGTGTCACATCAGAAGCAAATATTGAAACAGATTGGCCAATATAGGAATATGATCTAGTGAACAAATGCCGTGTTTTTGTAGTAATTTTTACTTGATAAAAGTTGTTGATAGATTTAATCGAAGTAGAGACACGAAAGGAGCTATCTTCCAATGGGAATCCAATATTTTGTGCAACAGTGTTACTGTATCTGCCAAACAGCAATTGAAAAGGTGCTTCTTTTCCCATTTTTACAGTGTTTCCTCCACCGGTTACACTGTCACTTGCTTTGGTTGTTACTTCGTACTCGAACTCGTCATTGTTTATTTTTAGAATAGTGTGAGCACTTCCTAAAGTCTCTGCAGTAATACCAGCAAGAGTTTTGGTGCCAACCATGTAAATTGTGTCCCCGGTTTCAAACCCGTGATTAATCGCTGCAACTCGTATCGTACCTAAACCTGATGTGGTTGTAAAGGGGTTGTTTTGTAATTGTGTCAATGTCAATGATGTAAAAGTCACAATATCAGTATTAACATCTAAAGTAACTAAGAAATAATGATAATCTCCAGTTTTATTACGTCTTTTCATGATTCCAAGTTTGTTCACGATCTCTGATCTAAGTGTTGTAGAGATATAGCTTCCAATGCGGAGCTCAGTATTGTAAACAGGATATGTTCCTGTTTTATTATCAATAATATTATCGTCAATGTCTTCTTGGTTTCTCCAATATATTCTATTATTAGTGCTGTTTATAACGGCATTGGTATTTGGAAACTCAATAGTGACCAAACGTATTTTTCGTACGTTATAAAACGTTTTTCCGAGGAATATTTTGAAGTGATTTGGTTTCGAGTAAATCAATTTGTTACGGTCGCGTGAATCAACGCTTACATATGTTCTTACTTCCTTTTCACGTCTTGTATACTTGGAAGAGGACTCCGGGTCAGGAACATTAGTATGAAATTTGTTTGTGTTGAGGAGGCTACCAGAATCATTATCTTCATCAAGACGTACACTTCTCATAGATAGTCTTTCTAAGCTATCTCTTAATCGTTTAGTGTCAACACGGTCGGACTCGGATTTATAATATTTTTTAAACTCATCATTTTGCGATGTTCTAGAATCATCTGCATCATCGTACAGAGATAAGAATTTATTGGTCGACAATAGATCATTTTCGTCCATGACAATATATATATTTAAATTTAAATAAATATAGAAATTTAAACACGTGGTTAATTCTTTCGAAGGGTTTCGATGAGCAACAGGATAAAAATCCCAAAAATGATGTAAGACATGATTTCCATTATTTCTTCATTCCTCATTTTGTCTTGTTCTAAATTAAACTGTTTTAAGATTTGTTCTCGGCATCTAGTGCATTTAAGAATATGATTAACATGATTATCGCAATCGTTAAGAGAGTTATAAGAAACCGTATTGTTAGTAAATGATTCAACTGAACTTGCTTCATTTATCAAACTTTTTGCAAATTTATAGTAATCGTCGTTACCATTTGCGTTTGCTTCAGCAACTTGCAATTTTACATTATCGGGTTTCTCGTCTCGTGTAGGAATCTGATTGTAAAGTACATTATTGTTAACGGTGGATGGTTCAAAATTTGGGAAAACGCTTTTTATATAGGAATAGCTCATATTTTGTTACTCTAATATATATTCATAAATTAAAATTTCGAAAATTCCTGGAAAGTGCAAAATATATTGAATCTATTCGCATTTTTATTTTACCAGGTATAAGTAAGTTGTCAACCATGACTTTATATAGAGAAATTCTTTTTGACATATTCAAGGGATTTTTACTGGCATTGGTGTACTTTGAAATAACAAATGCAAATGATACCACATTTCGAAATATTGTGCTGTTTGTTGGACTGTATGTCATTATGATAATTTCTGCAAGAATAGCTAATATTGATCCAACCATTGTAACAAACGCCTTTGTCACTAAAGCAGTGTTCACATTAGTGGACGAAAGAATAAAACAAAAAAAGGAGGAAATCTAATTTTTTTACATCTTTGGTACAGCCGCTTTTCTTGGCCTACCTCGACCTTTCTTTTGAAGGGTCGGAATACTTTTGAATACATCATCGGACGTCTCGGATGCGGGGGCAGCTTGTTCCTTTTCGCGTTTTCTTTCGTTCATAGTTTTAAGGATATTGTTTATGTCAATTTGATCAGCTGGTGGGGCTCGCATTCTTGATGGGCGGGGATCTTCAGTTGTTTCAGAATAGTGGGATTGAGCTTGGGGTTGTGGAATTGTAGGTTTATTTTGAGCACCTACAAAGCTTCCAATGATATTGCTAAAAGCGTTTGAAGAGTCTAGCTTGGTTATTTTCTTGGAAATTGTAAACATAGTTGCAGAGCTTATAATCATGAAAATTAGCTTAAGCTCTGGTGACATATTGCCTGTTCCTTTGTATTTTTCATATAGTTCAGCAATAACTTCATCATATTCTTGATTTTCCAATGAATACCCCATAGCCTCACTCCATCCATCCAAATCGTCACCAAGACCTAGAGGATCAAACCTATTGTTGACCATTTCGATTCCTTGTACACCAAGAAGGAGCATTCTTTTATAAAAGCCGACAGTCCTGTCTGTTTTCATTTCATTAAGGATTCTGTCATACTCATTGCGGATATCATCGTAGGTATCATTCATGTCCATCTTATTGATGCGCCATTTGTTTTTGGCTCCAAGTTTATCTAACTTGTACAAGAATTCAAGTTTTTCTTTTCTAATTTTATCATTGCGGTTTTCTCTTTTCACAATTTTCTGTTTTCTTTTAACATGATCCGAGCTTATACTAGAAGTTGATCCGGAACTCATACTTAGAGCAGGTTTATGATGTTTGACTTCTTCTTTGGCTTCTTCACGATGACCACGTTCTGACGCAATTTGTGAAACTGAGTATTCTGCACTTTTTTTGTTTAATTTTTTCTTGTTTGCCATCAATTCTAACTGCGATAGTGAAATATCCTCAGAGGCAACCTCATTCTCAATTTGTTTTTGAATTGGAGATTTTGACCGAGATTTCACACTTGTAACGCTTACTTTATCATTAAGGAAGCTTAATACATCATTTTTGTTATCCATGTAGAATATTTTACTATATAAAAATATTATAAATGTTATTTTTAAACAAAAGGGGGTTAGCAACTGTTATTACTTTTAACTGTCACACACTGACATTTAAAAAAACTGAAAATAAACCTATTTAAAAGGTATGAAACGACACATCTTATGAATGGAGAAGAATTTGTTAAGCTTAG